CCCATTTTATTTCTAACTTGAGTAGGTAATTTTTTTAGTCCAGGGTTATTAGGTTTTTTTAACATTTCCATCTCTTTCTTGCTTGTCTTAATCTTGAGTTAGGATTCTTTGCTGCTTTAGGAAACTTCTTCATTTGTCCTGCAGATCTTGCACAATAACTTTTTCTTCTTTTAGCATCTTTACTTCCTGGTTTAACTTTTCCTGTTACAGCAGTTTTTAATTTACTACCAGGATTTTGTCTACGATATTTAGCTACACCTGCTGCAGTAAGTCCAGCACCAGATTTAGTAGGTCTTTTTTGACCACCACCTATAGTCATGCCTTTCATATTACTTTTTTTACGTACAGCCATTATTTTTTAACTAAACTCCCACCAAAATATAAACCAATTATAGCTGACATAAGATGTGTATCAAGAGGAGTAATAACAACTCCATTAAATAATCTATCCATATAGACTTCTTGTTTATCTATTAAGAACCAGAAGCCACCTTTAAATTCTGTCCATGTAAGTACAACACCAACATCTGTAAAGACAGGTACAAGTTTAGGATATGCAATAATAAAGAAGACTGCAGTTAATGCAATAATTCTTCTTGTCCATTGAAATCCTTTATTGTCAAACTCTCTAGCTTTACTAACTTCTGCCATTTGAAACTTATCTCTAGCAAGAAGCATCTTTTGTTGTTCTTGTTTATTTTTTGTTGCTTGACTCCACATTGACATGACTCCACCTAAAAGGCTAGAGCCAAGCATTGTAATCATTTCAACTGGTAAACCACCTAACATATGTTACTCTTTTCGTAAAGCTTTTAAAAAATTTATAATTTTATTTAATATTTTATTTCTCATTTTTAATCTTACCACCATACATTTTTTGTACCATCATCTGACCTGAATTATCTACTTTGTAGACTTTACCACCCATAGGTCTTTTAGTAACTTTACCACCATACATTTTTTTCTTCATTGGTTTATCATACATTATTTTTTCTTCCTTTTTAAATTTTTTATAAACATCTGGCTCATTAATAGCTAAATATGTTTTTTGTTTCTTAGACTTAAATGGCACTACTTAGCACCAATAACAGGTGAGGTTTTAACACCACCTATATCAAATGATTCACCTTGAGGATAGTCTGCATCAGATACAGCTTCAATAGGTCCTTTAACTGCAGGTCCTGTACGAGCTGCACCAAAGCCTTGTCCTGTAGGTTTACCACTTGTTACACTAGAATCTCTAGTTTTTAAACTAGATGGAAATCTACCTTGAGTTCCACCAATAAATTCTCTATCCATTTTTACTTCTCCTTTTAGTTTTTTTCTTTTTTTTCTTTTTAGTATTTGGTTTTATTATTTCTTGCATTATTTTAGATCTAGTTATTGGCATTAGTTAGCTCCTTGTATAACTGGATTAGGTCCACCTGTAGGACTATTAGCTGATTGCATATCATCTTGTCTAGTACGTCTTGCTTGATTACGTAAACCATCTATTGAATTTTTATACTTAGCTTCCCATGATTGAACAACTTGAAAATCTTTTATAAAATAATTAGCTTCAATCATACATGCATTAAATAAAGCATTATAACAATTTTCACTAAAGTAATTTGAAGTAGTAGCACTTGTACCTGTAGCACTTGATAAAGCTAATGGTTGTTTTGTGTATTGTATTTCACCTGCTAATGTAGAAGTAGGTGTAGGTACTACGTAAATTTGTGTATTTGTTTTACGTGCATAATATCGTGGAGTTCCTACAGATGTAGGTTTATTCCAATAGTCTATTGCATATTCATATGTTCTTTGTAGCAAAGGTATAATACCATTTGGTTCACCAAACACAGTTGCACTTGTTGTAAAGTTTACATTACGTACAACTAATGCACCATCAGGTAAACTTACTACTGGATTGTTTGCTGTAAAAGTAACAGAAGAATATGTATCTAAAGCTACATCATCTAATTCTTTTATTATACGATCTTCAGCTTTTTGTACAAAGAAAGGAATTTGCGTAGCAAACTCATTTGAATCATTCTCTATTGTATTTACAATGTCATCTTTTAAATAAGAATAGTTAGGCATTTAGTTATCCTAATATTAAAGTTACTGAACTTCCATCTGAAGGTGCAGAAACTGAAACAGTTCCATCAAATCTAACACCCATATCTCCTATATAAATATCTGCTGTTCCACTTGCAGGAACTTGAAATTTTATTTTATCTCCAGTAGAATCAGAAAGAGCAAAAGTTCCTGTTGCTGTAACTGCTGCTGCATGTATTGCTGTAACTCTTGTTATATCAGAAGTTGTTACAATAACACCATTTGTTGCTCCACCAAAAAATTTACTTGTATAATTATTTGCCATTTATTTTCCTTATGATATAAAGAGGAGAATATTTCTACTCTCCTCAATATATTTAGTAATTAGGCTCCAGCGTTACCAAACCAACTACGCCAATCAGAAACACCAAAAGAATATCTTTCACGTGCTTTGAAACGTAAGTTGCCAGTATCGAAATCTGGTTCCATTTTTGTTTGTAGTGGAGTTCTATTAAACATTTTAGTACCATTAGGTACGTCTGTTTTAATGAACCAAGCGTTGATATCAGTAAAACGCCTGTTTACATAGAATCCATCAGGTAGTACACCTAAATGTCTAACAGCATTGATATCATTTAAATTAAAGTTACCTGCTGATAAAGTTGTAGCACCAGGAGTATTTAATAGTTGATCTGCTGTAAACATTAGATCTGTAGGAATGTGTAATGAAACACCAGATGCACCAATTAATATACCACGATCATCAGTAGTTTTTTGTATCTGAATGATTGCTGCTTCAATACCTGCTTCTGATATTGCTGCTGCTGTAGTAATATTAGTTACTGTACCTGCACCTACAACTGGATGGGCTGCACTAAACATTGGCACACCATCACCTTGATTGGTTGCAAAGCCATTGTTATACAAGTCAGCAGCTTTTTGCTGTTTTGTACTTCCCATAGCTCTTGCTAATCCTTTTGCTCTTAGTTTTGCAAAAGTATCATATAGATTATCTTCCATAGCTTCTTCAGTTACTGCGAATGCTAATGCTACAGTTTCGTTAGTATACCTTGAAGTATAACTTTCTGATGCATCATCATAAACTACAGCAGCACCCTCACCTTTAACAGGTGCAGCACCAAAGCCTGTGAAGAGTACTTCTTCTTCAAATGCTCTGTCTGAATTTTCTATTTCGTATAATGGTTTATGTTCTTCGTCTACGCTGCCATATTCTATTCCAAAAACTGCATTCAGTCCAGGAAGTAGCTCTTTGGCAATACTTGCTCTATTAATAGCCATTTAATTATTCCTTTCCTATTAGCCTGTTGAAACAGTAGCTGTTGTATAATTGTCAACATGATTGTTGATACGTACCTCATACCAAGGGAAGTTATCAGTTTCACCTGCTGATGAACTTGTAGCTGTATCCCATGGTGCTCTACGTATTACTCTAAGACCTGCTGCTTCTGTTAAGATAGGTCCTGAAGCGTCTAACTCGTATCCACTATTACCTGTCCTTGTTGAACCAGCTCCTGCAGTCCATACTCCATTAAATATACCAGCACCAAAACCTGCTGCTGCTGTCACAGGACCATCTGCCTGTATGAAATATGTTTGAGCTGGATCTGTACAAACATGTAAATTTATGTCTGTTGCAGTTGCTCCTCCTGTCCACACTCTACTGAATATTTGATTGCCATTGCCATCAACGTAACTACATCCTTGGAAAACTCCTGCAGATTTATGAGTTGGGTTTGCACCTGTAGGTATAATTGTACCTGCACCATAAATCATTATAGGATCACCTGTAAACATACTTGTAGGCAATGCTGCTGAAGGAACTATTGGGCTTATGTTATCCCCAACAGGAATCATAGTAACACCAGTAGAGTTAGAACCTTGACCATTTTTTCGTGCCAATACGAGTCCTCTTGGACTATTGACTGAAGCCATTTTCTTTCTCCTTTGTTAATTAATAATAAGCAATAAAAGGATTAATCCTGAAAGTTAGGTTGTCTTCCTGTTACTACTTTTGATTTACTGTTATTAGAAATAGGCATACGAGAATTATTATTACCCATAAGTTGAGCTTCAATAGCTTCATTCATGGCTTTACTTTTATCTCTATAAAACTTACTTCTAGCTTCGTATTTACCAGTTGGGATTTTTGCTAATCCTACATCTCCACGACAGACGACCCCTGCGTATCTACCTTCATCTCTCACGACAGATGTTGCACTCATTTCAGGAACTTCAGCTAGATCAACAAATACCCATCCTTCTTGCATTTTCTTGCCTAAATGTTTTACGTCATCTACACCTTTAAGGGTCATTCTTAACCATCCAAGTGTCATGCGTTCGCTGGCGAAACGATTTAAAACTGCATTAGGAATATGAAGAGCATCTTGTTCTTCAAATGTATATTCAACTTCTTCTCTAGCGTTATTTTCTCTTTGATCAGTACTACGTGTATTATTAATTCGTGTCATTATTTATTTCCTCCACGCTGCATATTAATTGTTGTATACTCACCATCAGCTCTATCAGCCTTTAGTTTTTCTTGAGCATACTGTTCAAGTGGTACATTCCATTTGTTAGCTAGTCTAATATCTTCTTTTGACAGCTTAACTTTTTTACTAGAACCTGGAGAGCTGCGAGATGCTCCAGCGACTACTTGAGCAGGTCTTGACGTTGACTCCTGCCTACGAACTTCCTCAACTGGAGCAGCTTCTGCTGCAAACTTATGAGGAAATGTTTCTTTTATCCTACGATCTATTTCAGTATAATACTCTGGATCTGTAGGGTTATAACCTTCTTCTTTTAACTGTCCATCTATTGCTAAAGATGCTGCAGTCATAACTTGATCTGAACCAAACCATTCATTTTTACTTGCCCAATCTTCTGCTCTTGGATCTGCAGTAGGTTGAGGTTGATATTGTGGTTGCTGTACAGGTTGTTGTGGTTGTACAGGTCTTTGTTCAAATTGTTGTTTTGTAGCAGTTAATGATTTTAAATCATTTTGTGCTTCATTTAAAAACTCTTGAGCTTGTAATATCTTAGTTGAATCACCTTCTTCGTGAGCAGTTTTATAAACATTTCTTGCAAGTTCTAACTTATCTGTTATTTGTTTTTCACTTGAGTCTAAACTTAATTTATTAACAGTATTAAACTGATGCTCTGTATTTTGTAATCGATTACTAAGTTCTTCATTTTTTTGTATTAGTTGAGCAAGTTGTTCGTCTCTATCTTTACGTTGCTTAACTAATTGTCTTATTCTTTTTTGTGCTCCTTTAGTATCCACACCTTTAAGCTCTGGTGGTGTTTCTTCTTTAGGTTCTTCTTTTTCTTCTGTTGCTTGAACTAGAGGAATAGCTTTTTCTTCTTTTGGTATCTCTTCTTCTAATTCATATTCTACTTTTGGTTCTTCTGGAGCTTTAGTATCTACTTCGTTCCACTCTTCATTATCCATTGTTTATCCTTCGTTGTTTACGAGACATACGACTTACGTTGTATATACTATTATTATACACTATAAAAATTTATAATGCAACTTAATGGCTTA